TTAAAGGTACTGACGAGATTAAGGTCGAGCATAGCTTTTTGTCTTCCGTACGGGTGATCCTTAATCCTACACGATGACCAGACCCCGTCGAAGTCCAGATGGTCGTAGTGCGCCCCTGGGCGGACGTAGTTTTCGACCCATCTGATGAAGTCGCAGCAGACGTCTTCCGCATTGTACGGAAGAGAGGACGTATCGTCATATATCTTCTCCATTACTTTATCTAGGAATTCCATCTGGTTCATCTTCTTAGTTGGAACTGCCAGATAGTTAATACACTCTACGGCGTTTGTGCCATAATAAAACATTGAGTCTAGGTTAACATATTGAGGGTACCAATCAGCAATGTCTGCTAGTACAGCTGCGTATTGGAATTGATAGACACGTAAACCGTTGCGCCTATTCCAATCAAACATGAACTCACCAATCTCGCGCAGATCCTTCTTAGCATTTGATCTTTGAAGCCACTCTGCCAACTCACGAGCTAGACGTGGTGCATACTCTGAGAGGTAATAATCTCCACCACGCTTATACTTAGAGCCAGCAGGTGGTTTAGGAAATGCAGGAAACTGATAACCAACTGATGTATAGAATGAGCGGTCATAGTTATTCAGCATCTTAACCATGTCCTCGATGCTCTTAGCATTACATAAGACAGGAAGAATCGTGTTGTGATAGCCAGATGGCTGAGTAGCGTAGTTAATAGCAGAACCAGTGACACGATGTAAGATAAAGATATAAAGCCACTCAGGTAGTGAGAAGTCAGAGTGCTTACCAGTCCATGCCTTTGCTACAGCATCACGCTGTTTAGTTACCATCCCTGCTTCCATCTTCTTCCAGTATGGATGCTCTTCAGTCCATCCATAGAAGCAGTCGTTCATTATCTGTGAGAAGCCTGCTAGCTTACGCTCTACTACGTCATACAGAGTCACATAGTGAAGTAAGTCATCACCCATGTCAGAGTCTGCATGTTCAATCATTCCGTAAGGTGGCTTTGTAGATGTATTACACTTCTCTTGCTGCTCAGCCGCGAGATGAAAGTAACGAATGAACTCATCATAATACTGAGTCGTCTCAATGCTCATTAAGATATTCCTTCAATTGCTCTAACATAGAGAGCTCATATTGTTTGTCATTAAGCTTTCTATTTAGTCCTGATGGATGAGGCATAACAAAATGCTTTATTCCGAGCTTATTTAGCGCACGAGAAGGAAATGCACCCAGAGATATTATCTTGTCATATCCCTGAGTACATGTTGATAAGAATTCATAGTCTATGTCTTTGTATGTATAAGGACCAGGTTTACTAATACAATTCACAAAAGAAAAGAACTGCAGCCCTAGGCTGTCAGTCCATTGATATAGTCTCTTTAGTGTTATTGTTGGATCCGCTTTCTTAGACGAAGATGGATTTATCCCCACTATCAGCACGCGCTGACACTCCAGCTTCTTGGAAGATTGCAGATGTGATCTTGAACGAATCATTCCACTTTTCTCCAATCTCTGCCGGGTAACACATGAAGACACGTTTAATTCCAACTTGCACAACTCCCTTAGCACATTCAGAGCAGACTGGTAAACCATACACATATAGGTCTGCGTCTCTAAGACTTACACCGTTTAGTGTGGCATTATAGATACAGTTCATCTCTGCGTGAACAACAAACTTATACTTCTCCTCGCGATTAATAAGACGCTCATATGAGTCCTTAATACCGCGAGGGAAACCATTATAACCCTGTGATAGGATCTGACCATCACGACCGACAGCAACAGCACCGACTTTAGTGCTCGGGTCCTTAGACCAGCCGGCAATATGACCGGCTAGATCCAAGTACTTCTTCATCCAACTCTCAGAGAACGAGGTCAAAGTGTCGCTCATATACATGAAGAGATCCTACATTCCAGTGAATGTCACCGATCTCAATACCTAAGTCAGTAGACAACTTTCCTAGTACGGTCTGCTGCCAAGCATAATCGTTCTTATATCCATATACTACATCATTTGAACGCATTTGTACAACACTATGTAGTTTGTTGTTACGTATGAGATACTGAACGGTATTAGTGCACATAAAGTCAGACATGCCATTCTTGTTATAGTCTGACCACATGCTAGGTCTTGTATAGATCATTGTAGCACGTCGAGAGTCAGGATTACGCTTAAGCTCATCGAGAACATTGTGATACTGCTCACCATTATCTGGTGAAAAGATACACCAACCATAGTTAGAGTTAATCCAACCATCTGGATCAGATACTTGTTGCCATATAGCAGGAGCACCACCTGGGATATCATTTACATTTAATGACTGTGACTCGTACCATTGCAACTCGCGCATCACATAGTCATAGTTGACTTTGCCAAAGATACTAGGCTCGTCCGCAATGAATGACGCATTGACGATCTCAAGCATCTTGACGCCAGTCTTATCTGTAACAAACATCTCGTGTTTTTTTAATGACCAAAAAGACCTGCGTATATCACCTACATAGTTACGAGTGTGCATCAGTGACTACCTTGTTATTGAACATGTCACGATTAAGATCTTGGCCAGGAATACCACCACGAAGCCAAGCTACTGCAAACGACGCGTAGTTGATCAGGTCTTTATAGGTATCCTCAAGAGACTCAAAGTTAGCAGAGTCTGCACGGCCAGACTCAAGAAGAGACTGTGCACGGTAGAGCTTGCCTTGCATGATGTCATGAATAGAGTCTACACCACGACGATAGTGCATAGCTTGAACCACATTAGAGTTGGGGTTCTGATAGTCTTGTGACTTCGCCTGCTGAAGGGCGATGCATTCCTGAAGAATAATTACTGATTCTGTTTGATTTTCCATATCCTGACTCCTCATATTGAACATTAGTGAACACACATTTACCGGCTGCAGAAGCAAAGTGATGATTGTAGTATGGATCTGCTCCTGGTCTTTTTGACTCGTAGAAGTATTTAAAGAATGTCTTTGCATCGGCTACAAGATGCAAACCGATCTCAAAGTGCTCTTCATACTCTTTCATTCTACCACAGATCATATAATTAATGACATCTATATTTTTATTAAATGTCTTTAACGCTTCACTGGGATATGAAAACCAATTCTGACGATCGTCATTCTTCCATCGCTTGAACTCAAACGTATCACCTGACTTATGTTTCAAATCATAAGCATATGTGTGTTTATCACCTGACACATATTCAGTCTTGATAAAATCAGGAAACTGCTCAGCGATAGCAATCTCTGGAATCATATTGGTTGTAGCTTTATAGACTTGATCCCATGTACGATTCTTTCTAGAAAAAGAATTTGCATAAATGTCATCAGTCTTTTTAGTAATATAATTTATTAAGTCTTCAGATTTATTAATCTTAAAACTCTTTCCAGTCAAGAGTATATTAGCATAATCCTGCAGGGTCATATCAATATACCTTTTTAAAGTATCCTAGATTGTTTTCATGTGATGGTGCAACCCATCCCTCAGGCTTAATAAGATCCGGCAGACCTAATGGATTAGGACGCGACTCCTTGATGCCGACTTGCTTATTCATGTTTGCCTGGTGAACTGCATCCCATGCTGCATGGGCATCTACGTTCATGGCATCCAGCGTTCCAATAGCCACAACACAGAGATCGATCAAGGCGTCTACTGCATCGTCAGCATTCTCTGCTGAGCGAAGCTCCTTCATCTCCTCATCGAGGAAGCTATAGCGAAACTCTAGAAACTTATGAAGCATCTCATTATCTAGAGCGTCAACTACTTTGTGCACACCATAGTGCTTATGCATTCGAAATATATCTGCAGCCCAATCTTTAGACATTCTTTAACCCCATTTTCATTACTGTTTTTAATAATTCATTTCTTGCTTGGACACCATAGTGTTGATCCAATATATGGATCGAGAAACTAAGCATTGCAGAAGCTAGTATCACCACATCTTGTTCGTTATCACACATCATAATCTGCTGGTGTATAGGTTGTGATAACTCCCTAGACCTAGCGTGTAGTTCTTCCTCTCGTGTCATAGCCATTCAGGTTTATCCCTCTTAGTCCACTTATGTAAGTTTGACTTTCCCATCTTATAATAGTTTCTATAATTTGTACATGGGTCATTGCTAATTTTATACTCGTCAGCCATAGCTGACGGCATAGGTGTCCAGTCCCAGGCTTTTAGATTAAAGGGGGGAGACTGCAGGTCTATGGCCATTTCTGAGCACTTATGCTTCTTGCCATACCGGTAGGTGTACTCATCTAGTAGACCAAATAAATGGTCAGACAACCACGTGTAGTTCTCTACCGACTCACGGCACCAGATCGCAGATGGGTGGTTAACATGTGTAGACTTATACATGATAGCCTCACGGTTGTCAGGTAGTGCCCACTGCTTTGTCTTACGATAGCGTGGCGGGAAAGAGCCTTGCACGTACTTGTCAACGACTTTCATCTCGCCGTCGAGTACACGGTGAGCCGTGGATAATAGCTGCGCAGACTCCAGTATCATCTTGACGACATGCTTGTCGACTAGACTCTGGGCTGCTTTGACTGGATCATGATCAACGTAAAAGATATTAATGGCCGCCTCCTGTGCTCCATTATCTATGGTATCACATGATCCAGTATTTGTACACAGTTATTTTCGGCGCTTGAAGGCTAGATCCCGGTGGTACTTATTTGCCCGGTTATAGAAGATAATACCATCCATATGGTCCATCTCGTGCTGGAATGCCCTAGCAGACATGCCCACAAATGTCTCGGTCCTAGTATCACCATTAGGAGTCTGGAACCTGACCTTGATGTGTCTCGGTCTCTTTATCTTTACAAAGAGACCGGGATATGTCAGACAACCCTCCTCTAAAAGATTCGTCTCAGAAGAAACATCCACTATTCTGGGATTAAAGCAGACAAAGTTCTCAGGTGCACCTCGTAGTGCAAACACACGATACGGAAGACCGACCTGATTAGCAGACACACCTATACCATTTCTCTCATGCAAGAGTCTAACAAGATCTTGTGCAAGTTCTATTGGATCCACCGGTGGTTCTGTAAAGTCAAACTTCTCACATACCTTAGTAAGAATAGGATCATTCTCCTCAACCAATTTCATCTTCAGGATCCTTTGCGCTTAGTGTAACTGTATTCTTAATCTCGTCGACTTCCCACCATAGTGCGGTGTTCTCTCCCCATCCCATCTCCTTTAAGAGATCTTCTGGCAGCTCGATGAACAACTCACCGTTCTCATCTTCCTTCACGTCTGTAAACCATGTCTTCTTCATTTTGCAATCCTACTAAAGTTCTGGTTCTTCTCAAACTTAATTACATTCTCAAACTTATCACCGATCTGGTCTGACTTATGACTAATGATAAAAGTATTAGTGTCAACAGTCAGTTGATTTAGTATCTTCATAAACTCCTCAATACCAGTAGAGTCAAGCGAGCTGTCAAAGACTTCATCCATGATTAGGATATTCGTGTTGATAGAGTTGCGAAGTTTAGCTACAGCTCTCCATGTAAACAAGATAGCAAGATTGATACGCATCTTCTCACCCTCTGAGAAAGAGGCATAGCTAAACTCATCACGGAATCTTGACTTAATAGTCTCATTAAACTCCTCATCTAGTTCAAACTGAACGACAAACTCTAGAGCCGCAAGATACTTGTTGATAAGCTTATTGATGACAGGGATATACTGCTTGATGATACGTGACTTAATACCACCATCCTTAAGCAAGGAAGCTGCAGCATTAAGTGTGATCTTCTCTTCCTCTTTATCCTTTAAATCACTAATGACAGAGGTTAGAGACGACTGTAACTCAACTAGCTTACTATCATCGATGTCCTCGTTAGTCTTCTCGATAGTCTCAATCTCTTCCTCAAGCTCTTTACGATAAGCATTTAGTGACTCAATCTTTGTCTTGATACGATGACATTCTAGATTCTTGTCACTAATATTAGCATGAACCTCAGATACCTCTGATATTCTTTTACTAACTTTATCGTACTCTAGTGATAGTTGTATAAGGCCTTCTTTAATATCACCGATCTTTGCTTGCTTAGTATCGATAGCCTCTGCTTTAAACACCGAGTTGATCTGTTGAGTACATGTTGGACAGTTGTCATATTCATGAAAGAACTTAACATCTTTATTAAGAATATCTAAGTTAGCTTCAATACGCTGCTTTAATGTTGATAACTGATTTATCTTTTTAGATACAGATGGCTCATCGGCTATACTATCCTGTAGTGTCTTGATATCATCAGTTATAGACCAATATTGTTTATTGAGGACATCAATACTCTCGTTTGTAGTTGCTATACGATCCATTTTATCTTTAATGATGGCCTCATTACTATTCTGTATTTGTCTAAGATGCTCACTAATCAAACTCATCTTCTCGGTAATAAGTCTTTTCTGACTATTAGCTTCTGTTATAGCATCTTTATTTGCAGTTATCTTATCTTTAAGAAGCGTGTTCATTGTTGTAAAGATCTGAAGATCAAGTAGATCCTCGATGATCTCTCGGCGTTGCCCACCAGGTAACTGCATGAACGGTTGGAATGTTGCAGACCCAAGAACAACTACTTGACAAAAAGACTTATGGTTGATCTTGAGAATATGCTTCTCTAAGATCTCTTGATAGTCTTTCATCTCCGCAGACTGGTTGATGAGATTATCATTCTGATAAACCTCAAATAATCCAGGCTTTAATCCACGAACGATCTTATAGCTATGTGGATGAATATCAAATTCCACCTCGACAACAGCTTCCTTCTTAGTGATTGAGTTTACAAGTTGTGGCTTATTGACTTTACGAAATGGCTTACTAAAGAGTGCAAACGACAAAGCGTCGAGAATGGTGGATTTTCCTGCGCCATTCTCTCCGATAATTAATGTAGTATTACTCTTATTAAATTCTATCTCACTAAAGACATTACCTGTTGAAAGAAAGTTCTTCCAACGGATCTTCTTAAAAACTATCATGCTATATTCAATGCCTCATTGTATAGATTAACAATTGTAGTCTCTAGTCTAGCTTTATTTACACCAGCTGAATTTATTTGGTCAATATATTTCTTAAAGATATCGATTGTAGACTCTGCCTCATTGACAATATTATCATCAGTCTCAAGATCTAGATTTAGATTATCCTCTACGATCTGTAGATTAAGAGGCTGAGCTGCATCGATCTTAGATATCATAACGTCAAACAAATATGGATTAGTTTTATTCTTTACAATAACCTTAACGATCCTACCCTTGATCTTATCAATATCAACAGTAGGCTTAAAGTCTTTACTGTCATCATACCATATCTTAGTAAACATATTGTATGGGTTTTGAATAAACTCTAGTGAGCCTGTGTCAGTATCAAATATATGAAAGCCGCGAGGGTCATCATAATCAGACCACGTGAACTCAGCATGGCTCCCAAGATAGCTAATATTACCAACGGTAGAACGATGATGATAATGCCCACTAAAGACACGATCGAACCGCCCAAAAATAGTAGGATCATCTCCATGAGAGTTAATACTCCCTCGAAACATCTCGAAGCCTTGTAGCTCCAAGTGTCCAAGTACAGTTTTTGCTTGCGTGGTTTTAATGGCATTAAGTGACCCCTCACGGTTCTCATCATTTATCCATGGTAAGAATAATACCTTAGTACCATGGAAGTTTATCTCAGTAGGATTTTTATATATCTCTACTCCATATTTTCCAGCCAGCATCTCGTCTAGAGCATTAACACCATTTGTATTTTTATAAAAGACATCATGGTTACCAGCAATTATCTTCATGCTGATATTATTTTTATAGAGTGGCTCTAGGAAGTCTTCCCTAAGGCGTTTAGCTGTGAGAAAGTTGATGTACTTGCGGCGATCAACCAAGTCGCCCAGATGCCACACATCGCTGATCCCATCACGAAGTAGGGTAGGGAAGAATATATCATCGAGGAAACGTTTGGTGTTGTCGATGAAGGCGATGTTGTCATTGCGAATCCCCCAATGTGTGTCCGTTATCAGTGCTACCTTCATTAACCATCTCCAACTTCTTTTTCTTCTCAAGTTTAGCTGCTGCAATCTTATCTTCAAAAGCTCTAATCACATTATCAGTGTGCTCGTTTGTATTCATTACTGCACCATCCATATGATCTTCCATGAGGAATGTATTCTGATAATTCTTATGCTTGATATAAGATTGCTTCTTCTCCATTGTGATCCTACGAATGAAAGCATTCCAAGCAATCTGAGTAAAGTAAGCAAATGGGTTTTGTGTTCTTGTTGGATCAAAGTTACTAACCGAGGCAACACAGTTCTCAATGCCATCTGATATCATGTCATCTCTGTAAGAGTAGTTCATGAAGTTAGGCTTAGTGGATAGCTTCTTACATATGAGCAATAAACACTCACCTATATATCTTGGAATCTGTGGTCTATTTCGACCCTCTGCTTCTGCCAACTTACAAGCTTCTTTGTACTTAACCATCTCCTCGTACATCGTCTTGTTATTGACATAGTGTTTTCTCGGTTTAGCTACTTTAACTGACATTTATTATACCTCTAATTTTACTGTGTACGTCTTGTACTTAAACTGCTCCTCGTTATAGATCTTAATTCTCTCGGCAAAGTGCTTCAATGTGGTGTTCTGCTTCTTCTTATATGTCAAGTCATCGGCTATGTCATATAGAGTAGCCATGTCTTTATCCTCGGCAGTTCTCAATGCCCTGCCGATAGACTGAAGGTTTCTAACCCTAGACTTAGACGGTGATCCGAAGATGGTGTTATGTAGTCTCTTGATATTGACACCGGTAGAGAACGTACCGTAACTAGCCACGATGATGCAGTTGTCCTCTGACTCGACAAGCTTTCTAATAGCTTCTCTGTCCTCGCCCTCGACACTTCCGGCAACATAGAATACTTTACGGCCGGTCTTGGCTAAGTCATCATATAGTATCTTACCATGCTTCTCGACATATTGAAACAGTAAAAGTGTGTTACCCTTCAAAGAAAGTGCAAGATTCTTAATAAATGTATTTCTCTGCTCACACTTGACAAGCCAGTCCATCTCAGTCTGGTAGTCAGCATTACTTAATATCTGCCTAGCTGTTGGTGGATATTGTAGTAAGATTGCCTTTATTCGAAAGTTCGATAAATGCTTGTTCTCGATAAGTTCAGTAGTTGTAGTAACCTTCTTGACTGGACCAAAGAGGCCCTCGAGCACATACCTATGTGTCTTAGTGCCATCTAGAGTTCCTGTCAGGCCAAAGCGATACTTACAGTGATCGAGCTTTGCCATGATGGACTGAAGGGACTTGGCAGTAAATAGATGAACCTCGTCTCCAATCACTAAGTCATATTGGCCAAAGAAGTTCTTATCTAGCTTATAGATGGATTGCCACGTCGAGATTGTTACCCACTTGTCTGTCTGCTTGCTCTCGCCTGCATAGATCTTGTGAACATCTTCCTCTGCGTCAAATCCATAGTCTTTAAAGTCCGTCGCTAGCTGACTGACAAGAGAAGTAGTCGGCACAATGATGAGAGTCTTTAAGTTATAGTGTCTTAAAAGAAGATAGATGATGAATGACTTACCAGAGCCCGTGGGTGATAGTAGAATAGTTCTTCTATTTCTGACAGCGTGTGCAAAGGCAGATAGCTGATACTCTCTAGGCTCCATAGTAAGAGCAAATTTACCGGCTTCTTGCTGAGCATCCATAAGAGAGAAGTTCTCTGCTGCAAAGTCGTCTAGGAACTCTAACTCATATCCACGGTCACGACAAAACTTCTCTAGGTAGATATTTAATCCACCGTAGAGTTGGCAGGACATATGGTTGAATAGTCTGATCTTTCCATCCCACAACTTATTACGAAATGCAGGCATGAACTTAGCACCTGGAACGTCAAACGTAAAGTGCTCTCGTAACTCATAGGCTACACCAGGATCACATATAACCTTATTATAAGTCTCGTTGATCTTTTTTAACTGTATTAATTCCATTATCCGCCTTGAATAAATTTGTTCCAATCAATTGCATTTTTAATCTGGAATCCACGATTTGAAATAGTCTTAATAATATTCTCTAACAATTCTATCTTCTCTAACTGATAACCTATCTTAAGGTTAAGCTCAATAATCTCTTTATCAGACTCCATATACATTGGAAGATCTGCCTTGAGAATCATTCCTCTTGCAGGAAGTTCCCATCCCTTCTCTTGAGTCTCTTTCGTGTGACCCTGAGTGTAGAACTCATACTTCTCTAATTTTAGTATCTTCGAGTCAGCCTCAAGCTTCCTTAGTAGGAGTCTCTCATTTGTAAAGATCTTATAATACTTATGATGAAGCTGAGGTATCTTTAGAGACTCATCTGACAACTCTGTACGGTCAATCTTGCTATCAGCTTCCCATAATGCAAATATATCTTCAATCTTCACTTTATACTACTCCGGGACAACCATAATGTAATTATAGTTTCACTATATCATACAATTTTATTAATGTACAACTATATTTTACTTAACTCGTAGAACATATACCTGAATGTAACACTACATGTCATAAAGTTAACTGTGTCATCTGTAGAGCTAAACTGTAGTGGTCCTATTGCGACAGGAATACATTCTCTAAAGTTAACCTGGAAGTTAGCGACCTTCAAGCTATTTTGTATCAAAAGAGTTATGTCAGATCTTATACCTGCGCCTGAAGCTATTGGATTAGCTGCAATAGCCTGATATTGTGTAAAGTCTGCAGGGAATCCTAACTCGGTTATCCAGTTAAAGATCTCGAGATAGTTCTGTAAGTCTTCATCAACCTTATAGACGACTGATAAGTCGTCAAAGTATAGTCTATCACCCGTCTGAGGAATGTTTGAGAATGGTGTCGGCTGCATCGGGGTCATAAATGAGACCCCTGGCAGATTAATTGATTGTATAAAGAAGTTGAGGTGTGGTGCCCTCTGCAATGAGAACTCAAAGTTAAGTGGACTTAAAAAGTTCTTATTTAATGGGGTATTGTCAAGTGCTGACATATTTGTCTCCAGTCAATGTATACCTATTTATCACAGGGACTTAATACCTATTATACACACTATTACGGTAATGTACATAAAAAAAGGCGGCCCGAAGGCCGCCTAATTTGTGTCTGGTTAACCCAGATCTTTTTGTGTACTATTTATTGCATGGCGTCTTTTAACCCAAGCGGCTTTTCTTTTCTCAGTTTGATTAGCCCTAAATTCTGGATCAGCCCACAGTTCTTTAAATCTATTAGAATTCTGTTGTTTCCACTCGTCTGTATGAGACTTCTTTTTGATACCTCTCAATGCAGCTTTATGTTCTTCAGTAAGCGGTTTACCCTTCTTAGCAGCAGAGATAGCTGGACCAACTTCAGGTCTTGGACCTGTCTTTTTCCCAGTCTTAGAAGCTGAGATCTTTTGACCTACATTTTTTAATTGTTCATCATATTTATGCCAAGTATTATTATTTTTGATTTGTAGATTATAATATCTTGGTTTTGAATTTTTAGGTTTAATTTCATCTTCTTTTATATAATTAAGCCAAATTTGTTCTTCTTCATATAATTCTACTCTAGAAGATATATTTGTTTTAATAATTCTTCTTTTAAAGTCATTTGGTCTTATTCTATAAGCTTGCATCATCCATGGAGATGAACAAATATAACCATCATCTATTGACCCCCAATGGCATCCAATATAATAGCGCTTGTGTTTCTTGTCTAACCATATATATACAAATCCATATTTTTCTTGTTTCATAAAAGAATACTCCCGAAGTTGCCCTCGGGAGTATTTATACTTCTTATAGTCATTAACTTGACTAAAAATATATATTTTACATAAGATTGTTAACAATGATACGACGATAATACTTGTTAGTATTGAAAGCAAGCTCGCCAGCACCCTTGGTAAGACCCTCAGCGAATGGATTTGCAACCATTCCGTAACGAGTCTTGAAGCCAATCTTTGGCTGGAAGGTTGACTGATCAACCGCACGTACCATCTGTAGAGGAACGTATGGGCAGTAGAACAGACCGGCATCGAATGCCGAAGAACCCTTATAACCAACTGTTAGATAGTTGCCACCGATTGCATATGGATCGATGTAAACACGTAGGCGACCGTTTAGAACACCTGCGAAGGTGTTGCCCGTGTCGTCAACTTGTAGGTTGTTACTGTTAAGAGCAGGTGTGTAGTCAAGAACACCAGCCATCTGAAGAGCCGAAGCAACGTCCGACGAGCAGATGACAATGTTACCCTTACCACGACGTGTCTGCTTGGCAATTTGGTTAGCTTCGCGCTCGAGCTGGAACATAAGACCCTTGAACTTTTCAACTGACCAACGACCGTTAGAATCGGTATCAAGATCGAACACGCCAGCAGTTGTTGTGTTTTCTTGAGCACCAGAGACAGCAGTGATGTTGATTGTACGAACAACTTCACGATTGATTTCCGCAAGGATTTCAGACGAGAGGATGTTGGTTAGTTCTGTCTCAGCATCAAGACCATGGATTGCCTTTAGGTCCTGTGCAAGTTCCATTGTGTATTCAGCCTTAAGGGCACGTGTCTTAGCAGTGACAGTTACCTTCTCAATTGTGAATGCCATCTGGTTGAAGTTGTTACCAGAGTCAACACCAAGCGACTCAGCAAGAGCTGTTGGGATAGCCGAACCAGTGTTATAGGTAGCAGTGTTCACCATTGGGGTGGTGTTTGTCTGACCTGGGATTGTACCGAATGCACCCTGACCGAAGGTCGAGTTACCCGATAGAGCGTTTGTACCGGTAGCGAATGCTGTATTAACTTCGTTATAGAAGGTTTCGTTATCCTGCATCTGACCGTTTGAATAGCCGTTTGCACCAGTCTGGTTAGCATAGCGCGAGCGCATTGCGAAGATAAGGCCGGTTGGACCAGTCATTGGCTGAACGCCGCAGATGTCATAAGCAATGAGGTTAGGCATTGCACGACGTACGAGCGAGATCAATACTGGGTCGAAGGTATCAATACCACCAGCGCCAGCCGCCGAGCTCGATGTACCCATGAAGTTAACAGGGGTTGACGAAACAGTTTCGTTAAGAGTTGAATAACCACCGTGAGCACTTGCTTCACGAACGGCTTGCTCGGTGTTCTCGAGCATTACTGCAGTTACAGAGCGGCGGGTCTGGTCTTGGATCTTTGGTAGATCCGCGTGCTCCAGAATTGGCTGCCACTTCTTTTGGACTTCCTCAGCTAGATACATTAGTGTCTCCTTTTCTTATCTAGGACGTATTTTATTTATATAAGTGTTACTTTTTAATTGATCTTGAGATAGCTTGAACGTACTTACTGACTGTTGGGTCTAAGTGTACAGTCTCGGCTGAAGTTTCACCTTCAAATGACTCTTCGATGATATTTGTAGAAGCATGTACTTTCTTATCAGATCCGAAATAGTTCTCCTTGATGATAGAGAGCTTCTTCTGATATGTACCTAAGTCACCGTCAAAGTCGATACCCTCTGAGAGAGCGGCAAACTTCTCTTGCTGCGAGAGAGCTAGGTCTTCCATCATGGAGTCTAATAGTCTCTCTTTTTCTACCTCAACGAAAGCCTTTTTAAGCTCTACGTTCTCGGCGATCAATGCGTCTTGCTTGCCCTCGAGCTCTTCGACCTTCTCGGCCATTGTCTCGAGAACATCTACCTTGTCTTGTGGGACATCGATATAGTGTTCTGCAAATAGACCCTTCATACCTTCGATGAAGTCAGCAACGAGTTCATTGCGGAGTGTTGACTCAACAGCGACTTCATTTTCCTTCATCCAGTTCTCAACTACGTAGTCGAGATAGGTGTCTACCTTGTTTGTTACTTCTTCCATGATGCTCTCAACAGCTTCATTGAGGCTGAGCTCATACTCTTCCTCAAGACGTGCAATCTCGAGAGTCGCGCGGGCATTAACAGCAGCTTCGAAGATTGTCGTAGCCTTTTCCTTGAACTCTTCCGAGAGATCATCTTGACCAGCAAACATCTCTTCGACATCTTCCTTAACGCCAAGCTTTGGCATAGGCATATTTGTCGATGGACCCTTTGAGCTTACAGCATGTGAAGGCTTCATGCGAATAGAAGCTTCGTTCTCTGCTTCATGATTGCCAACACCGTGATCCTTACCAGGACCGAACTGAGCCATTGTCTCGTGATACCACTTGACAAGGTCGTCCTTCTTCATGGCATGCATGTGACCGATAGCATGTTGAATGACTTCAATCTTAGACTTAGGGTCCGAGATCGAACGAGCGCCAGGATGTAGAGAATCTGCAGCTGCAGTTCCCTCGTCGAGAACGGTATCTTCGATTTCTGTATTTTCGTTAGACATTTAAGGTCTCCTTCTAGAATTTGTAATTATTTATAAAAATTATCTCTTAAACGCCAAAGAATTCAGATAGTCCTCGAAGATCGCCATCTTACTCTCATCGAGTTTTGATTTACTCATCTTATGAATCATCTTCTTCGTGTTGCCTAATTTCTCTTCTAACCATGTATCCTTTACAGGATCATAAAGCCACTCTACATTCTCCATGATACCCTTAACATAGGCATCAGGAGCAGATGGATCAGCGACAATGTCAGCTGCAGTAGCAAGACGAAAATCATCTTGTACTTCCATCACACCATCCTTAGATGGCTTTAGTGATCCAAGTCCACGAGATGAGACGCCGAGATTTGCGCCTGACTTCATTAGGCCTTTGGCTATGTTACCCATCGGTGTGTCGGTCAACTTGGCCTTACCGATCCAATTATCGCCGTCTCTTTGTAAATCAACAACTATATGAGACACGCGATCTAGATTAATGCTGGGACCCTGTGGGTGACCCAGCTCACCATATGCACGTGACTTCTTTACGACATCATTCATATAGCGATTAACTTCATTTTCCATAATGTGTGCAGGATAGCGACGTCCATTACGATTCTTAACATTTGCCTGAAGGAACACGCCATGTATATAGTGTTCTTTCTCACCAGACTCTCTAGCCTCAGTGATATACTCTAGTTGCTCAAATAACTCTGTGATTAACTTCATCTTATGCTCCAGTAAATGCTACAGGGACAACTTGAACAGACGAGTCAGTTGAATTAGATGAAAGATAATCTGTTGGATTCTTTACAAGTAAAACTTCTTGACCACCAACAACACTAATACTATATTTAGCTGAGTTGTTTGCATAGTAGCACGTGACAAGGTGACCACCAGTTGATGATCCAATATTTGTGACTCTAACTAGAGTAGCAGCGTTATACGTATTAGTAGTAATAGTATTACATACTGCTTCTAATGCTAATGGCTTTAAAATATGAGTCATGCTTATATCCTACCTGTGTCTACAGTTGACGATGGAAATGTCATTGGTGTGTCAGCCGGTGCTTGCTCATCTTCCTCATCAGGGTGATCACCAAAGATCATATAGTCGTGCACATCAGACACGTAACTCTTTGCTTGAGCAATCTTGGCTTGTACCCAAGGCTCAACGTGCATTCCTTGTGGCATAGCCATCGCGAGGTGCATTGCCTTATTAGCAAGTGCCTTTAGCTCTGACTTAACCATCTCCTCGGCTCCGTCAGTGTCACCGCGAGGAACAGCCTCTTGAATTGTCTCTTCATTCTGCTTCTTATAGTAAGCGGCTAGAGCCATCTGCTTGCGCTTCTCTTTCGACTTGCCGGCAAACTTAGGATTATCTGAGTGAACAAAGTCATGAATAGTCTCACCAGCAGTTGTCGACTTAGTTAAGACTTCATCAAGCTCTACATCTTCACCCATTTCTTTCTTAGACATACCAGCAGCTTTTACTTTTGGTTTATTACCGAGTTCATCACCGCCTAGAATTTTCTTTAGAGCAAGATTCATTCCAGCTTTACGCTTTTCACCTTTTTCAGGATCACGTCTCTCAGGAGCAGCTGCGTGTCTATAACGCATAAGAGAGTCAGAAGACACTTCATCTAGTTCATCTTCTTTAATTGTCTTCATATCATAGCACTCTGCCATACCGTGTACTGGACATGCAACACCTTTAGCAGAGTGGTTACACTGCGTGTCCTCAGCTTTTTTTGCTTCGTAGACGTTCTTAGACTGCTTAGGAAACTTAGCTTCCTTAGTCTTAGTACCTGCATTAGGCTCGTTACCTACACGATCCTCGTGGTCCTCAATCTCGTGCTTAGCAACGAATCTGTCTTCGTCTCCAGCCTTTGGCTTATAGTCGACGCCTGGATCTTTACCTGTCGATAAAGGTCCTTTCTTAGATGACTTAACACCCTGTAGGATGTCCTTAAGCTGCTTCGGCATCGGCTGTGTCCTCTTCTTGTCCGCTAAAAACTGTCTTAGCCATCTCTATCTTTTTATCATCGACGGCCATAGCTATTCTATCTGTTAGTAACGACTTAAATGCATCCTCAAACTCGATAGGCTTCTGATTGAGTGAGAACTTCACTAAGTCGCTAGTTGTATATTCTGTCATCATAATCTCCAATTATTTATTTTTTGCTAAGATTTGAACTGCTGATTTATATTTAGCTTCATCCTGCAGTGATCTATTTGCCTTCTTAGCACCTAGTAACTTGACAGTAGCTTCAGCATCTCTTATCTTTTGATTTTGCTGGTCAGTCTCAGGAGTGGCATCGGTAGCTTCATCATCGGCAAGACCATTCATGTCTTGGCTTTGATCACCCATACCCTGCATCATCATCTCTTGCTCCATAGGAGTCTTCCAGCGATCGTCGCCCGAGTTAGCTTCCTCGTCAATCTGCTCATCCATCTCCTCGATGTCCTCGTCAGACTGCTGCAAGATATTCTTACGTGCCCACTCATGTGACCAGTACTTACCTAGGAACTCTTGAACGTTGCGAACTAGGTTCACACGGTTCTCGATCATCTCGCCATCCTTGAGCTCGGCGAAATAGTTGTCCTTAGCAAAGTCATACTTAATATCCTGTTGGATATTATCAAAGTCCTCAATAGACATGACCTGCTTAAGCACTAGTTGCTTCTCGAGCATTCTGGTAAATAGGATAGCAAACTTATTACGTAGGCGTGAGATGAATCTATCAAACTTAAGCTCGTCTCTAGTCACCTCTGTAGCACGGCCTAGTGAGAACAAGGCATCTGAATTGAGGCGATTAATAGGAACGTTAAGTGTCTGATATAGTTTCTTTTGGAAGTATAGAACGTCATCCATCTGTCCGAGTGTCTGACCACCAGGAAGTGTAGTTACTTCTGTGCCTCTACCACCTTCACGGCGAGGTAGCCAGTAATCTTCCAACATAGTCATAAACTTACGATCGTCGCGAACCTCGCCGGTCGCGCCGTCATAGATAAGACGATTCTTATGCTTTGTCATGATGTCTTTAAGGTACTGCTCAGCCTTCATCTTAGGAAGGTTACCAACGTCAATGTACCAAACGCGACGCTCAGGCGCTCTTGCCAGTCTGTAGATGACAAGTGCATCTTCCAGAGTCCTCAGCTGGTTTAGCGCCTTGATAGCTTTATGCATGTAAGAGAGAACCATAGTTCCCTGGGTATCAGTAAGACCAGATGTAACATGTAGAATTGCATCCTTAGCAATCTTTAGACCCGATGTTGCAGGTCCAACTGTCTTATTACCGTAGTTAAATCCCTTGTCATTGAATACATAGTACTCGTTCTGTACTTTTTGTATGTATGACTCATTGGTGACGTCACCTTTTACTTTTTGCTTTTGAATCTCGCGTACTTTGCGGATCTTACGCGGATCAATATATCTTACTTCCTTAATTCCCATAGTAGGATCATTCTTATCAATAAGAACGTGATAGTATAGTCTACCATCTACATACCAGCGACGATAGATCTCATACGCATGCTTTTGAAAGTCTAAGATATTAAGGATGTTTTTAAATTCTTCTCTGATAGCTTTCTTCAGAGCGTCGCTGATATCGATATTGTCTAGATTAATAGCTACGATATCATCTTCATCTACTGCCATCGTCTCGTTGACGATTTCATCGACTGCTGCGTCGACTTCTGGCTGCAGAGACATTTCTCTATATTTTGTAACTAGTTCTGCTTCTGTTCTTACTGTACCATCTAGATCGATGTATGTGCCGAAGCTTGCACCTGCCGCAACTACTACGGCCCCATCGTCTTGTTCTTTCGGAGCGAACGTAGCGATGGGGTCGTTAGGTAATTTTCTCTTAAACTCGAAACCGAATAATTCCATATTGTTCTCCAAAAAGGAAGTGGCTAGTTATACAAGCCCCTTCCTGAAATAATATATCAAGAGGCTAAACCTACTCTACTATTACGTAGAGATAGGAGAGATAGCCTGTCCTAGATAAGGATTAACGGTCTCATCACGAGGTAGCCAATAATCATATGTAAATGTAGTAGTGAATGTCTCGATCTGATTTTGTGAATCCCAATCAAGAGCAATAGCGTCAACGTTAGTTGGGAAGGCGCCAATGATGTCGTATGCACGAATCTGAGATCCATCCTTGCCGTATTGAATGACAGTTAAGTCAGTCTTATATGCATTCTCATTAAGAGAATATAATACGTCACGAACGTTTGACTCAAGACGATTCATCGAGTTGGACCACTTTTCAAACATCGAGCGAACAAGGAAGTCCTCGTCGTTCATGATCGTGACTGTCCAGTCTGCGAATGTTCTATCACCAGCAACCTTGACCCTACGTCCGAAGTAAGGGATCTCTACATTGCCGATGGTTGCTGCAGGGAGCTGAGCTGCCCTGCAGGTAAATCTAAACTTGTCAGCTGATGTTTGATCTGCGCCGACACCGACAGGAATATTAAGATATACCTCGAAAAGTGCTGGACGAGTTCCACCAAATGTTAGCCCTCTTGACTTAAAGGTACTAATATTAAAACCTGATGCCATTTGTCGTTCTCCTTGTTATTCTTATTTATCAGAACTGGCCGATGATTTCTGAGAACTGAACACCAGTACGAACAGCAACAAAGTTAAGCTGAATGTAGTTGATAGAACGAGCTGGCTTGATGTAGATATCACCAATGAACTTGTTACCATCAATAACCTCGGCGGTATTGTTTGTCGCATCGCAGACTACAGAGTAATCAGTGATACCACGACGTCCCTGAATGTCTCTTAGATAAGGATTTACAAGTGCCTTAAACTGTGCTCTTGTAAAGTCATCATTGAACTCGAACAGGAAGAACTTAGCTGCAGTAGCAATAGCCTTTTCTAGAACGATGAAGAGACGACGAACGTTGATATGGTCAAACGCTGAAGCCTTAGACTGAAGTGTCTTATCACCGAACAAGATTGTTCCTTGACCAGGGAATGTAACTACTGGGTTAACATTTTGTGAGTATAGAAGATCTCTGTCAGCCTTCGAAGGATTATAGCGAAGCTTGACAAGATTCTTGATTTGACCGCGATTGAAACCAGCAGGAGACCACCAAGGATCACGGATATTATCAGTGCGTACGCATAGACCAGCGATGTCACCGTTTGTTGGAACGAAGCGATATGTATCATTGTAGCGATCATACATATACTTGTATCCAGAGTCCATAACCGCATAGCTGCTGTCATGAACAGCACCACGCCAGTTAACTATCGATGTAGCTTCTGCACCAGGATTTGATCTGATAAGATTATCATCTGGTGTGATAAGAGCAATACAATCTTTTCTAACTTCAACGATATTATCGATGATATAGTTAGCTAACTGGAAGTTAGATACTGTTTGATCATTTACTACAGTAGTACCGCCTGTTGGCTTACCCTGAAGAACCATAGAAACATCAACATCTTCTGAAGATGCAAACATATCATAACCTGTTGCAAGGATCGATAGAGGAGCTGTAGACTCTGTATAACCATCGGTTCCATTAATAAAGTTAAGTGTTAGTGCTCTTGTCATAGAGCTGCTATCAAGATTCATAGCAGTATTTGAAACTAGACCAGTTGTCTCGTTAACAGCCCAGACATACTTAGATGTTTGATTGATAACATCTTTCCAGTAATTACCAGCACCACCAACGGTAGTTGCATCAGTAGCTCTAGATAGATTTGTATATGATTCTAAGATTGTTCCAGGAGATCCAGAGAACATTCCATTGGTATCGACAACAACAACGTGAACACCATCAACTATATTTGGGTTATAAGTTGCTTGATAATCAGATGTCTTTAGATTTGTTCCAATAACTGGAGCAAATTGCCACGAACGCTTAATTAGCGAGTTAGTAGCAGCATCTGTATTGTAGTTTGTCGATAGCTTATATGGTGTTGTAAATGTGATATTAGCTGAAGCAGTGTCACTCGAACCGCCAACAACGAATGCTGGAGTTCCGATAGTTGCAACCTGAAGAAGCTGTGTTCCGATTGAAGCATTACCTACTGAAACATAATCACCAATAGCTAGGTTAGCAACAAACGCAGCACCAAAAGTATTGGCTTGTGTTTGTGTTACGCTGGCAGAGGTATTAGCTTTAAAGTAAACAACTGCAGTATTTGAACCAATCTGGATTGAGAGGTTTGCAGATACGTCAATATTAGAAGGTGAAGCTAGACCGCTTGCATATAGATTTGATGAGTATACATTTTGGCTATCGATAATCGATACCGAAAGAGAATCACCCATAGCTCCTGGATACTTGGCAACAAACATAACGTTTGTGTCAAAGGTACCAATCTTGCTTTGGAAGTCGGTTGTGTTTAATACGACTGGATTTGTTGATACCGTTCCGATATTTGCATAGGCATTTCTTGCCGCAATATTTGCTGCTTCAGCTGAACTGGTATTTGCTGCACGAACAACATATAGGCTATTTCCATACGATAGGAAATTGGCTGCCGTGAACCATGTCTCATAGTTTGTTGATGTCGGTGCACCGAATATTGACGATAGTTTTGTCTCGGTGTCTATAAGAGTACGCTCGTTTACCGGACCCCAATTGAATATACCGGCAATAGCACCAGTTGAGGTGGCTACTGCAGGAACAATCGATGTTAGGTCGATCTCGGTAACGTTTACTCCAGGACTAAGCTGAAATGCCATCTTTGTCTCCTTCCATGGAAAAGGCTTTGAGTTTATTTTCTATTATTTATAAAAATTGGTTTTCATCACTCATAAGCCAATTCCTTATCGGACCATCGACAATGACCTCTAATGAGTCCCCATCGTCGACGAACCCAAAAGGAGTTAGATCATTCATTATATCTTCTTCTGTTCTATCTCTAAGCTTCATCAGTGTATTTATGTTGGTATATTCTTTGAAATACTGCTGTTCTGTCATCCAGGCAAATAGGACAAGACCCATGGTCAAGTCGTCATGATGCCCTGGTTCTGCCTCATAGCTGTTGAGATGCTTAGAGAATGTACCAAGTTCCTTAATAGTACTAAAGTCATTGATAATAAGCTGGTTTTGTTCTATCAATAATTTTAGAAGAGAGCAACCAACCGATTTAACCGGCTTAGTAGTTCTAACACCTTTATCAATATTAGTACCAAATCCTGCTGTGATTCTCTTACCAGCTCTACCAGCATTCTCTGTAAAGACTAGGTTATCATACTCGAAGTCAGAGTGTAGAGAATGGGCTACCTGTTCCCCGATATCATTGATCTCGACTAAGACAGAAGCGTTGTTATATCTCTTAGCTATCTGGAATATAAACTCGGCATAATCAGCTGGTGTTATAAAATTGTTTCTAAATACACAGACCTGTTCATATGGCATCTTAGTCACATCTATGACGCTGAAAGCAGAGTAGTCTAGACCTTTACCTCTGGATACATCGGCGACTATAGAGTATATATGGCCTTCTTCAGGCATAGTGTATACTGTCAGACCATCCTTATCATGTATATGATTTTTGGCTACAAGTTCCTTTAGCTTCCAGCCGGCAATCAACGTGCCAGAACTTCCCATAAACTCGACACAATATTCTTGCTCGAACTTCTCGGTGTCAAAGTTCATAGATGATAGGGTATCTTGCTTCCACTTCTCGTCTCTACCAGGAACATCATACCACATAACCCTAATAGGATTGTATCCGTTCTTTCCATCTTGAGCATTCTGCCAAGTAGAATAAAAGTGATTTAGCCCATTAGGTGTTGAGACGAGTACTATCTTAGAATCTTTACCAGAAGAAATTGTAGGATAAACCGATGTAAAGAACTGATCCCAGTTCTCAATGAATGCAGCCTCATCGATAAAGAGTAGATTAATCGAGTAACCACGTATTGCATCGGCTGATGTGGCAGAAGCAATAACTCTAGAATTATTCTCAAGTACAAATGAACCTTTATTCCACTCGACAATACCTTGCTGAAGCCACTTAGGTAGATGCTCATATGCTAACTGAATACGACCAAGAATTTCTCTGGCTGTCTCACCCTTATTTGCGAGCAATGCAACAGTCTTATCAGCCTGGAATAAGATATACCATAAAATAAAAGCACAGGTGGTTGTAGACTTACCGGCCTGTCGAGCAGTAGCTATAATGTTAAATCTATTTTCTTTCATAGATAATAACATCTTTTTCTGATAATCATAGAGTTTAAAACTCATGAGACCGTGATCGACGTTAATAATCTTCATATACTTTTCTGTAAAGTATATGGGGTCCTGAGCACATTTAATGTACTCGGATACCATCTGTTCATCGAATTGTATTTTTTGGTTGGAACGCTTTATAAGAGCATTACCATTATAGCTCTTAACTTGTTGTTCCATTTTTCATATTCTCTATGGCTTTTTGAAGCTCGGCAGTAGATCCAACAAATAAGTTATTTGTTATGTTTTTAGCTTCTTCATTATGTGGTTGATCAGCACCCTGTATATCTTTAATTTTCTTATGTAGTTCAATAAGATCTTTATTTGCATCTAGCATAGTCTTAAACAGACCACCTAATACTTCAAATGCTCTAGGGTGTTGACTCTGGTCAGCTATCTGAGATAATTTCTCAATAGCATAAGTCCCATTCTGCATAATCTCATGAATATTTGTTCTGGCAATATTAAAGTCAGCCAATGCACTATCATCTTGTGCCTTAGCCACTATTTGTCTCACTTGATCATTCATTGGTGTTAAATTTAGTGCTTTGCCAATTGAATCATTATTACTTGAGTCTGTCATGTTGTAAGATCTGTTGTATTTGATATAAATCCAAAATTGGTAGTTGCAGTTATCAAGTTAGGATCTATACTGTTTGCTACATTAGAGGTCGGTTGGCCATTGGCCGTAAGACCCGGTTGAACTATTGTTGTTGTTGCTGGATTCACATTTCCTATAGATGAAGGTATAGCTGTATCTGGAGCATATATGCTTGTGTTTGCAAACTTAATTATTGCACCAGACTTAATTGGGCCATATAGATATCCTCTAAGAGTAAAGTCTAAAGTCCAAGTCATATGCTGTCTCTCACTAAATGATCCATCAAATGTATCCTCATGACTTATTGAGTTAAGTATGACCGGTATATCCATAATTATATCCATCTCTGGAATAAGCTCAACGGTAGTTGTCCAATCAGGAGTAAAGAATGGAAGTATTTGCTCAACTATTTTTGTGCCATCCTCTACGTTCTTTACTGCTATATAAAGTCTGAAATTAAAATTATATGGGACAGGACTATACTGATACTTAAAGTTATTAGCATTAGATGGATCTGTTACCGCTACTCTCTTAACAGTCGGTAGTTTTCTGTTTGAGTCATATGATAATCCTGTCATCTCAAATGACATGACAGGCATAGTAATTGTAGCAGACTGCTTTTGAATATTTGGATCTTGTAAGACCCTGGCAAGCATCTTATCCTTTTGAGCATAGGTAATAGGTACTTTAATAAATTGTGTAATAGTGCCACTACCATCTGTTCTTGTTATAGATACATCAGCAAATAATGTACCAAAAAGAGTAACATATTTTCTTATGAGTGAGAAGTAAAAAGTCTGCTGAAACATTATACTACACCATCACTAAATGGATCTACTGCAGAGAAGTCAATGAATGAACTAGATCCTGTTGGATAATTATTCGATCCATCTTTAAGCTCTTGGTTAATCTGTCCAGGAAGATTAAAATCAGCATAACTTTCTAATACTAGATAGTTATTATTTCCCTCATCTATGAGATAATATCCATCCTCTGAGAGAATACCCCAATTGAGTACGTTGGTGCTGTAGTTTTGTTGTATAGAATCGATATCATCAATTCCGGTATCAAAGAACTCGTCTGAGTACTCAAACACCTCACATGTCATTTCCCAAGTCTGTAGGGCATTTAACTGATAGAACATCTCAAACTTATTGACATACTTAATCTGGAATATTCTTCCGTTTAGTGGGAAGAATATAAGATCACCTTCTCTTGGACGCACGATGTTTGTCCAAACACCAATTTCATCATTAAATACTTTTTGAGCCATTGATAAGACTACTTGATCTCTTACCTCTAAGCCAAACTTAGACATAAAGCTACCATCACCACCGAATCCATCAACAGACTTAATATACATCTCAACAGAGTATGACTGATTGTAGTATGACTGATCGTCTGCCATATAGAGACTATCATAGTTGCCAAGATTACGTGGAATATATAACATATCCTGGCCATAGATACGTATAGACTCAATGATGAGATCTTCTATAAGAAGTTGCTCTTCACTGGTAGCAAAGTTATTAAAGTAGAAATTAGTACCCATGAATTATCCGATCATATCAGCTACAGGCAAGCTGTAGGTAAAGATCATCTCTTGCTCTAGTTCTTTACGCTCTTCTGTGGCTTCATCAAATATAGCTTGACCATTGAAGCTAACCCCACCAGGTAATTGCATACCATTATATTTCTTAATGTTATTTCCCCACTGCTGCTTAATCAAGCACGATGCATATCTCTGAAGCCAGCGATCTGACCATACGCTAGAGTATACTTCTGGGTCTACGATCTGATAAGCCTCAACAACAATATAGTCGCCAACATTAACTATACTCCAGTCCATATCAATATATAGATTTCCAATATGGCGATTATATCTAACTGGTTGCTGTCCAACGAGCATCTGCTCTAAGAATTGAATATGTGTTAGGGCCATATAATATGGCACCATGGATACAGATGTTAGCGTATATAAGTCATTAAGAGCAATCTGGTATCTTATGTTAAACAGATTGTTTGTATTAAGTGCCTGACCTATTGGGAATATGCTCACCGCTCCAATAATATTCTCAGGAAGAGGAATATATCTATTTTGTGCGTCACCTTCCTGTACTATATACTTGTAATATGTTTTATCAGCACCATCAAAGTGGTAGTCCCAGTAATAGCGAAGAGCCTCGTCGATACGATCATCGACTTGGTCTGGATCGATATTGATCTCAATAACTGGCTTACCTAGTTTACGAAGGCAAAATTCAGCAAATGCTGCTCTAGAAGTTGGAACTGTCATTTTATGATATTAACCCCGTTTCTGGATTGTAATTTAACTTATTATCTGGTACTCTTTTTTCAAAGATTCTAAATATTTTACCATTACCCATTGGTGTAATAAAGCTATCTTCATATTCACAAGCCACTAGTGTCATAGGATTTCTAGTATATCCATTAACTATATATGGCACATTTATATAATATAGATTACCTTTTTTTATCTTATAGTCTACAGCTATATTTAATGTGTCGACACTATCACGTACTTGACTTATATCAACATTAAATCTGTATGGATTAGCTATATTTTGTAACCAATTAACGGTAGATATTGTAATTAGTTCTGCATCAGGTGATAATGAGGTAAAAGACACATTTGACATATTTACTGTGTCATCAGGAAATATAGCATCATTTGGATGATCTATTATAACATCTTGTTTTTTGTCAGTATCATAATATCTTATTTTCATATTGCCAGAAATAACTATATGTCTATTATGATATGTCAAAGCATTTACACTATCCTCGAAAACAATATCATAAGTATCATTTTCACCAAAATATAAGCTAGAGCAAAAAAGTCCGCTTGTTGCGAGCTTTATAGATTGCCCTGACTTTATAGTGTTAGCTTCAGCAATATTAGGCATATTATGTTATAACCAATGTATAATTATTTGGACTTATTCCATTATTACTATTCCATTCACCATAATTCCATATCTCTGTATTTGAGAAAGATACGGTATTTTGAAGAACATTTAGTGAATTGGCTTCAAGATTTACAGGTTTTCCAATATATTCCTTAAATGAATCGACAGTATCTTTATTGTTAGACGTATAGTTTTTCTTAGCTATCTGTCTTTGAAGAGAATCTTTTGCGCGAACAGCAATCTGAAATATTAAGTCTTCTGCATTAGAAGCAGAAAAATTAGATATATCAATATACATCGGAGGATACGCGTCTGTTGAATCATCTGAGGAATAATTAACCGTTACAGTATGTGTTTCCTCATCATAATTACTTAGATTTAAATTTAATTGCTTCATGCGCTTGGTCCTATTTTTGTTCCGCCAACTGTTGTACTCTTTAAGTTATTTAATCCACTTATCCACTTACCAGCAGCACCGCCTTGAGCACCTTGCGCGGCATTACCACCGGGTTGACCAAGAGCACCACCGGCGCCACTTCTTGTACAACTTCCAGAGTTAGGTCCACCTGCATTATGGCCGCCGCAAGTCAGAGTACCATTTCCGCCTGTTCCACTAGCTCCACCTGCACCTGATCCAGGATTATAGCCAGCACCACCGCCGCCACCAGCACCACCAACACCCGTATGACTACCGAACCAACTGGAATTAAAGCAGCAGAATCCTCCACCACCTGCACCACCGCCACCGCCACCAGCAATAGTTCCATTGTTAACAATCGTAGCAATTCCAGCAGGAGCAGCAACGCATATAGCATTTCCACCAGGATTTCCTGGAGTACCACTACTGCCATAACCACCGCCGCCTGCACCATTACCACCAGCACCATATATGTAACCATTATTAATAATTGTGATAATATCGCCTGTACTAAATCCATTAATAACAAGTGAAGGATTTCCAGCAGAAGTACTACCAATATAAACGCCAGAGTTAATAATTATAGTAGCGCCTGTCTTTCCAGTTATATAGTTTCCTCCAATTAAACTTTTAACATTTAAGTTATAAGTATTTGAAACAACATTATATGTGAGAGTATTATAGACTTTACCATAAAAACAGTTATAGCTAATTGTACCGGTACTAAATGTACCGGTAGTAGATGTTGCTGGTATTAACCAACCCTTTCCTCTATAACTATTTAAGTCATTTGCATTAATATTAGGAAAGCCATTTTTTATATCATTAATATTAATAGGACCGGAAGATTGTATTACGCTGGCCATTATCTATTCCTTTTAAGTTCTTCAACTTCAGCCTTAAGTTCTTTGATCGCCTCAATTAGAACAGGTATTAACTTGTCATAAGCTACCATCTTAAACTTAGATCCATCTAGATCAATTGAGTCTGATACAATTTCAGGTAAAATAGCTTCTACTTGATCTGCTAGAACACCAATATCTTTTTTACCAGCTTTATATTCAGTATGAACAAAACCCTCTTTCCAGGTAAAGTTCACACCGTCAAGCTTCTGTATCATATCCATAGCATTAGCAATAGGAGTGATATTTTCTTTAAGCTTTGGATCAGAATATGCAATAACGTTACCTGCTGCAACCATGTTACCCGATGGATCCGAGTACCAAGACCAAGCTGGGCGAGACCATCCACCTAGACCAAAATAACCATCCGCACGTATACCCATCTTAATAGCATACACGTCATTCCAGAAAGTCATACCAGCTAAGTTAGCATCTCCAGTTCCAGTAGCTCTAGCTGTAAAGCTTCCGCGTGTAGCACCGGAATCTTGAGACATTGAAAGAGAAGATTGTGATCCAAAAACAGGATATGTTTGCTGAACACCAGTTAATTGTGCAGCATAAGCAACAGTAAAGTTTGATGGATTATAAACATACATGTTTGTTCCATCATTACCACCCCATAGCCACGATGGTTGACCTGACTGACCTGACCAATTAAATGTCATTGCAGTTCCATTACCACCACCCGAAGATAGTGTAGAAGCTTTTGTAGCTAGTGTTGCAGTGCTAGCATTACCGTTGATACCTAAACTATTAGTACTATTTGCAAATGCAACGTCATTTGTTAATCCACTTAATGCAGTAGGTCTTCCTGTGACACCAGTCCATGGAACAGCGGATGCGGTTGAAGCATTACCATTAATACCAAGAGAATTAGTACTATTAGCATATGAATTATCATTTGTAAAATAGCTAACAACAGTTGGCTTACCAGTAATATTAGCCCATGCAAAACTTATAAAGGTACCGTAATTTAAACTTGTTAGTACAGTAGCTGTACCATTGATTGTCATCACTGCAGCTTGGCTAGATCCAAAATTAAGAGTGTCTACACCTCCACCTGTCGACCATGATAGATTAGCGGTTGTTGCGGCTGTAGTTCCAAAATAAAGTGTAGAGCCAGAAGATGATCCACCAATTCTCATCGATGTGCTAGATGTTATATTAGCAAATGTAGGTGATCCAGAAGTATTAACGCTCTGATTTAGAGGAAACTGTGTGATATTATATGAATTACCACTAAATGAGCTAGAGTTAACAGTAGTATTAACTGTAGAGTTACCAATGACAATTACAGCTGCGCCTGCACCATTATTACTAATCGAGACTGAAGACTGATAGTTTATAGCAAGACTATGACCAGGCTGTGGTGTAGCGGTGACTGCAAGAAGACTTACTGGTGATAGTGCATCGATTGTTGGATTAGCTAGAGCTATAGATGTAGCATTACCCCACAGAACCGAATATGTAGTTGCATTAGTTAAACCAGTTATGGCTGTATTATTGACACCTACGTTATAAACTACCTTGTCTCCGGTCTGTAAGAGATTAGCGATTCCAGGAACAAATATTCTGTTTCTAAGATCTAGACCACCAGTCCAGAATGACACGCTAGTAGCACCGGGAGCAGGAACTATACTATTTAGAGTCATAAACGTATTATTTGTTATCGACTTAATAGCATAGTATGTATTTAATGCAGTATTAGCATTATTAGTTAATGTAATAACTGTACCAGGAATATAGTTAGTAAATTGTGTTCCAGATCCTGTGACAGACGCAGTACCGCTTGGAATTGTTATAGTTCCAGCTCCCGCAGTAACGGCACCAGTCCACGCTGTAGCAGAGTATATGCTCACGTTTCCTGTAAGAGCAGTAGCATTACCAGAGAATGTAAATGTTGCAGGTGGAGTAATAGTTGTTACTGTATTTGATCCAATTGATACAGCATTTACAACATTAAGAAATGCGTTACTTGACCAATATGGAGTAGTAGCACCGGTAGATGTAAATATCGAGTTGATAACACCGTTGCTCCAACCTACTGACACATCGCCGTTAACACTAATTGGACCGCCAATATTAGACATACCAGTTACGTTTAGTGTACCATTAATATCTACTAGAGCTCCAGGAGTCTGAGTATTAAATCCTGTATTACCCGCAACATATAGAGCATCCGTTGCAGCTCTAGCAGATGTTGGTGGAGTATATCCTATACCGATACCACCAGGACCGACATTAAACTGTCTAAACTGGTATGCTGTAGTATTTGCAGATCCAGTTGTTATATAGCGATACGAGTTCCATGTGGCTGAAGTAACAGTTGCAGAATTTTGATATAAAAATAAATTATTGGAAGTAGTTGTTCCAAATGGAGTATCTATCTCGACAAACGCAGCAGGGTTTGAAGTTCCATGGCCTGTATTACCTGCAAGTGTTACATATAGTGTAGTACCTACTTGTAATGTGTTACCACCAATAGAAGCACCATTAGCTCCAACTCTTGTAACACCAGAAGTATTTGATATTAGTAATACAGCATTTGATGCAACAGTTGTATTACCAGCAATAAATCCAGAGTACGAAACTGATACGTTACCTAGAGAAGTTCCAGTTCCACCAAGCGTGACAGCAGAAGCATTAACAACAGTATTAGTTACTGTCGAGTTACCAAAATATACTGCACCTTGAAGTGTAGCATTACCAAAGAATACGTTTGCTCCAGTAAAGTTAAGATTACCGGATAAGACACGACTATCAGTATTTTGTACATAAAAGGCAGCTAAGACACCACTAAGCTTAAGGGAATCACCAGCTACTATATTAGGCTGGGAGTTTGTCTGTAGAGTTCCGTATATATTATTACCGTACAGATTATGCCATAGCTGTGTGGCGCTACCAAGACTTTGTGTATCACTAGTTTGTGGAACAACATTAATGCTAGGCATCCAAGCATTGTTAGCAGCATTATACAGGAAGTTGGCATAAGTTGTACCAAGTGCACCGGTAGTTACGTCAGTATTTGCGATAACAATACCTGATCCATCAGCTGCAGATGCGCTTGTAGAACCGTCTGCTAATATAATAGTGTGATCTTTTGTTGATATGCTTACAGTATTAACTATTGTAGCAGAACCAGTAGCTGTAAGATTACCACTAATAAAGACATTTCCACCAATATAAACGTTACCAGAGATATTAGCCCAAGCTAAGTTAGCTAGTCCTGTTGTCTCAATATATGAAGTCTTAACGTTTCCGGATATGGCATATAGACCAGAAGAGTTAGCTACTGTAGCAACACTACCATTAGTAACAGTAAAGGTTGAATTCACTGTTAGATTTGCCATAGTAAAGACACCAGTCGTATTGACTGTGTTAAGTGCTTGATATGCCCAAGGTAGAGTACCAGCATTTATATTAGATGCATTTGTATAATAACTTGGAGGATTTCCACCAAGATTTAAAGCATTATTTGCTGTAGCGCTAATAACAGTTGAGTTAATCTGAACATTAACAGAAGAATTACCAATAACAATAAGACTATTGTTGACTGTAACACCATTAGCAGTAGAGTTAATAGTATTGATATAAACCGTTGGACTAACTGTAGAGTTGCCAAAATAGTTATTTGCAGCTGTAAAGTTAAGGTTACCGGTCATTGTAAAGTTACCGGTAGTGTTTACAGTATTAGCTGCTTGATATGCCCAGGCTAGTTTGCCGGCATTGATATTTGTGGCATTTGTATAGTAAGAACCCGGCTGATTATTTAAGAGCTGCGAGTTTGCAGCAGTGCCGGTATAGTTGGCAGATGTCAGTGTTCCCGTAACAGACGAGTTAGATAAAGTTAATGTTAGGATGTTTGTGTTAGGTGAGGTAAAGACTGCATTAACAGTGGCATTACCAATATGAACCTCTGTCGAGTTGGCCGTAAAGGTTGTGTTTACTACTAGGCCATTCTTAACGACAAAATCTTTATCTGACATCTGGTTCCCTTTCCCACAGAATTATTTTGACTATTTATAATTATTCTGCGTTAATGATAGCCGTAGATGTTTCCCTGTCTATAGTCATAATCCCATGACAACAAAAGTTCCAGTCGTCATTTCCCATACCATCCCCAGACACTTCGTCATGTACAGGGACATTTATATTGACGTGTTTAAAAATGTATTCCTTTCCATCTTCAAACACTCTCCATACATGGTCTTTAGTTCCACGGCCGGGCTTTCCCCTTGACTTATTAAACCTTATAAGATACTTCTTCATATTACTTCAGCAGTATGTTGGTGCTCGGCTGTCTGTATTGCAACATTAAAATGTATAAACCTAAATGGCTGATCGGATTCATTTCTTGTAAATGAATGAGGGAGCCAAGAGTTACTAAAAATTAAAGTTCCAGGTTTAGGAACAAATTCAATTCTATTAGTAGCATGTGTGACTTCCATCATATCCTTTTCAGGAAGATTTAGAAACTCTTTAATGTTTCTTGGATCATGTATTGATAACTTACAGCATCTATCTGGACAATCTAAAAAATAGAATCCGGTAACTATAGAGTGATGCATGTGTCTCTCGTGGCCAGACGTCTTAAGATGTTCTTGGCACCAAAAGTCATTTAACACGGTAACAAAACCATCCATATTATAACCTTGACTATCAAGGATATGCCAAGAAGTATCAAGAATAAATCTAGCTAGATCTTCTACTCTATCATCATTCCTGAGATCATCAGTATTATATAGAGGGTATATTTTATTAAAGTCTGGATTCTTTCTGGCATCTCTTAAATATTCAAGAGATGCTTCTTTAGCTTTATCTAAAAACTCAGGTTTTTCTACTGTGTAAAGAACAGACGGAAAATATAGAAATGATTCTATGACCGTGTCACTCATTGTTTACTCCATAATATAAAAAGTTTATTAGATTCCAGCTGCGAGTGCCTGTGCAACAAGAGTAGGAATCTGATCAGCTGGTAATTGAGCTACAATTGCATCATACACCTTTGCTGACTTACTTCTCTCAACTCTCTCGGTAGCAAGAAGACCCTTGACTCTATCTCTGAAAGAGTATGTAGTAACATTGTCTTGTAGGTCTTCTGGAACATTCTCGATAGGCATTCCCTTATAGGAAGCAATAAGGTCTGGCCACTCGCCCGTAGGCATGGTTGTCAAGATGGTCTCATAGTTTGTTATGTTAACATCATAGCTATGAATCTCACGCTCACGGTGAATGAGTGCTGCAACGAGTGTAGCTTGCATTTGTTCGTCTGTAATTGAATAGAATGCCATATTATAAGTCTCCTGTTATACTGAATGATTTCCTATTACGACACCACCGGCGTTTCCGGTTGGGAGTGTCCCTGGATCTGAATATTTGCTTCCGTAACCAGTACCAGAAACAAATGGATATACTGTAACAAACGGTGTAGTGACGTGTGCTACCGCTAAGTCGACACCGGTTGTACTTACTGGTCCGAATGTCACTTGAACTGGTGCTCCGGCTGGAAGTGTTCCCGGATTAGAGTAGATAGTACCGAATCCAGCTGGTGACCACTTCCATGTTTGTACATATGGTGAAGTACCAGATACAAAAGTTATCTCTGTTCCTGCTGGATGAAAGTTTAAATATGTACCGTTAGCAGCAGGAAGTGTACCTGGGTTACTGTATTTAGTACCAAATCCAGTAGTGTTATTCCACACATAAGCTGCAATAAACGGAGTGGTCGTATGTGCGACAATAACTGCCGAGTCATCATACATAAAGTCAACACCTGCACCGTTACCTGCAGGGAGAGTTGTTGGACTAGTATAGCCTGTACCATAGCCTGAACCTGAAGTAAACGGATAAGTTCTAAGATATGGTGATGCCTGATAGCCAACTGCCATTGCAGTTCCTGCGGCATTAAATCTTACACCTGTTGCAGCAGCAGAAAGACCAGGTGAAGACATAGCAGTATATTTAGTGCCCCATCCACTGGCATATGTCCACTGATAAGCAACAACCCATGATGAGATGTTGGTTGCGACTAAAACATCTGTACCAGCCGCATTGATCTTTACATCGTTTCCTGGTCCAGGCATAGCTGATACTGGTGCAGAGTAAGCTGTACCAAAGCCTGCTGAAGAGAACTGATAAGAGTAGAGATATGGTGGGCCGTTAGTAGTGCCCATAAACATGGCTTCGCCGTTAATTCTAGTAGACGCAACAGCTCTTCCTAAAGTTGTAATTGATGGGGATGGATCTGTGTACTTACTACCAAAACCTGTTCCTTGTGTCCATGGATAAGAAGATACACAAGGGTTAGAAGCGTGACCTACCATTAAGAACTGCGTAAAACTAGTACCTGGCCAGAGATTTTTTAACTGCTTATAGTGTTGCTCTCTAATACCAAAGTTTCCTATAGCACTGATGCCAGTAGTAAGATTCTGTACACCAATCACACTTCCATTATGTTTAACCATTACGACATTATCTCATAGCTTATAAGTGCATTTAACATACTGTTTGCAGAAGCACCACCTCTGATAGAGCTAATTTCTGTGACATATATACAGTTTGCCTTATCGATAACTGACAAGATAGACTTGGCAGGAACTGTCACGGCATAACAGAAGCTTCTGTCGTTAGTACCGTCAAAGTAACTAAAGTAAGCGTCATAGTTTGTCGTACCGTTGATATTAGATACGATAATACTGTTTATCTTGTATACTTGGTTAGTCGTACCTGTAATAACGTTAGTTGTTAAGACTGTTGTCAGCGGAGCGGTTAGTGTTGTACCTGTCGCTGTAGTTAAGTTTAATATATTAGGCGCTGTCATTTATTATACTCCGAATATAGCTGCATAGCCAAATGCTCTCTTGTTAATCGTAGTGTTACTACTACCACTTACTGATGTTCCACCAACATAGACACCGGTTGTATTTATAACGGCGTTTGCCGTGTTATTACCGAGTGATAAAGATGTACCCGTTAGATAGGCTCCACCTGTACCTGTCGTATTTGCACCAGCAACAACAGATAATGCAGTAGCAGTTAGTGTAGAGTTAGTTGCGTTATTACCAATGAATATAATAGTATTAGATACAGAAAATGCACCAGTGCCGGTAGTGGCTGCGGCTCCACCTGTTATATTAACAGTATTGGTAAATGAATATGTTGCTGCAGCATTAATAGTCGCAGATACTGATTGCCATGACACATAGGTACCATTCGAGGTTAGGACCTGACCACTGGTAGATCCATCACTTGAAATATAACCTGGATGTATTAGCTGATTTGACATGATGGCCTATCTCTGTTTATTGTATTTATTAGTTATTAAAGAACTCGGTAGTTTGTGGTGTGAAGTTAGCTGTATAACGAGCATAACCTATAGTTAATCTAAATTCATCAATATAACCGTTAAAGAATGCACTTGGTGAACCATTAACATATCCAATTGTATTAGTTGTGCCGGTATAGTTAGTTGATATCACTTGGTTGCCTGTAGTTGAACACACACCATTTAACCACACATTACAATTACCTGCAGCATCTCTTGTAACCGCCACATGATACCAAACACCGGTTGTTAAAGTTACAGGTAGAGTAAAGTCAGTACCAGAAGAATTATTAGCGTCTATACGTATGACTGTAGTACTTCCTATTCTGATATTAAGTGCACTTGCAGAATTTGTTGATGGACCAATAAAAGGATAAAAGTTAGGGCTAAATGAAGTACTATTTAAATAGAACCAACATTCCATAGTATAGGCTTGTGTACCCAT